CTAAAGAAGAAGAAACTCGAACAACTCCTGAAGGGGATTTAGTTATGGCTACTAAAGTTGAAATCAAAAAGGTAATCCTTGACGTTGCGGGAAACCCTGAGTCTGGCCCTGTAAAAAACTTGGTTGACGCTTGGGCTGACGCGATTGTCGCCATTGATGCTCCTGCACCCGCGCCCAAGGTTGAGCGTGAGGATGCAGAACCGGTCAAAGAAACCCGCGTTTTCAAAGCCGCAGAGAAGCGCTAGCGGGTTTCCCCTCCCGTTCCCCCTTTCCGGGAGGGTCTTTTGTCCCCAAGTGTGATTACTGGGGTAAAATTAATGTATCGGTTGAGTGTTAGCACCGCCGTGTGAAAGTCTGCGTCAGCGCGACTGTAAATGTAATCACACTATAAGGAGACAAAATTGTCTGAGTTCGTAAAGTCTCAGCAAGAACTCCGCGCAAACCTTACCGCCCAGATTCAGGAATCCCTGGACTCGGCTGAGGCACGCGGCGGTCTTGACGCAGAGACACTAAACAAGGTGAACGCTCTCGAAGCTGACATCCGTTCGGCTGATGAGGCCATTGCTGTTGCACAGCGTCAGGAAGAACGCAAAGCTGAGGCTGCTGAAGCTTCACGCGGTTACGTTCCTTCTGAGGAAGCCCGCAACGAGGGTGACATGCTTCGCGCCATTGGTATGGGCGACGTGCGTTCGCACACGTTCGAGAAGCGTGCGCTTGCTTCTTCCAGCAACACTGTTCCTGTTTCGTTCTACGACCAGGTTTTCCAGGTTGCTCGTCTCGTTGGTCCCATGCTGGACACCTCCGAGATTTTCAACACCACNTCNGGTGAGGACATCACTGTCCCAACCATGACCGCTTACAGCACTGCTTCGCTGAAGGCTGAAGGTTCAGCTATTGCTGAGTCCGACCCAACCTTCTCGAGCATCACGCTGGGTGCGTACAAGTACAGCTTCCTCATCGGAGTCAGTAACGAACTGATCGCTGATGCCGGATTTAATTTGGAAGCCCTGCTTGCTGAGCAGGCTGGTAACGCGATTGGTTTCGCTGTGAACGGTGCCCTCACCACTGGTGACGGATCGGACAAGCCTAACGGTATCGTGACCGCTGCTGGTTCTGGTATCACTGGTGGAACCGCCGTTTCCGGTGCGTTCACCGCTGACAACCTCATCGACCTGGCTTACAGCCTTGACGGTGCAGCTCGTCGCCTGCCTGGTGTTGCTTACATGGCTAACACTCAGTCGCTTGGTGCAATGCGTAAGCTCAAGGACAACTCTGGACAGTACCTGTACCAGGTTGGTGTTGGACAGCCCGACAGCTTTGCTGGATTCCCGATCTTCGAGAACCCCGCAATGGCAGCTCAGGCTACCGATGCCAAGTCCGTCATCTTCGGACACCTGCCTTCGTACAAGGTGCGTATGGCTGGTGGCCTCCAGGTTGCGTCGAGCACCGACTACGCCTTCAACAAGGACCAGACCTTCTACCGGTTCTTGATGCGCGTTGATGGTGACCTGACTCACGCTGGTCACGTCAAGTACTTCGTGGGAGCTGCTTCCTAGTATTTGACGACACGCTGAAGGGCCGGGGTTGTGGGTTGCCCCGGCCCTTCTGTTTGCTAGGATTCCCGTATGGGAAAAAAGGGGAATCCTGCATTGCAGGAACAACTATCTGGTTCTGTTGGTGTTTACTCAAACTCTTATGACGTTCCTACGGGGTACGGTCAGCAGGTCAAGTACCTGATTGATTATTTGTTGCGTCAAGGGTTGGATGTTGCCAACTTCTCTAACTTCGGTCTTGAGGGAAAGATTGATGTTATTAGGTCACCTTATGGTGAGGCGAAGCACTTTCCGCGCAGCTTTACGGGTTACGCGCAGGACACTGCACCGTTGGACTTTATGACGTGGAGCAACTCGGTCCAAAAGAAGGACTTGTTCTTCACTCTTTATGACGTGTGGGTTTTTGAGTCTGCACATTACGACAAGATGCGTCAGATTTGGTCGTGGACGCCTCTCGATCACATTACGATGCCGTCGAAGGTGGAACAGTGGTTGCGGAAACCTAACGTGTTACCTATTGCCATGTCACCGTTTGGTCAACGCCAAATGAATGAGAAGGGTATTGACAACGTTTATATCCCGCACAGTATTGACACGAAGGTGTTGAAGGAAACGTGGGAGTTGTCTACTGGCACTCATGTGAGGGATTACTGGAAAGCTCGGGACAAGTTCGTTGTGGGTATGGTGGCAGCGAACAAGGCGTCTGGGTTGGTTCACCGTAAAGCTTTCAGCGAGAACTTGATGGCGTTTAGTATTTTCCAGAAGAAGCACCCTGACGCTGTATTGTATTTGCACACGGATGCGACGGGTTCCGGTATTGGTTGGAACTTGTTGGAGATGCTGAAGGCGCTTGGTGTGCCGGAGGAGTCTACTTTGTTGGTGAACCCTTTGGAGTACCGTTACGGTTCTACTCAGGAGAACTTGGCTGCCTATTACACGGGTATGGATGTGTTGTTGGCTCCGAGCATGGGTGAAGGGTTTGGTGTGCCTACGATTGAGGCGCAGGCGTGTGGCACTCGGGTGATTGCTTCTAACTGGGCTGCTTCGCAGGACCTTGTGGCTGATGATGGTTGGCTGGTTGACGGTACACCTGTGTGGGATGCGGGTCAGTTGTCGTGGTGGCAGACACCGAACGTGCCGTCTATTGTGGATGCTTTGGAGCAGGCTTACGAGGCGGATCGTGGCAAGTCTGAGGTGGCTAAAACGTTCGCTAAGGACTTCGACATTGACACTGTGTGGAAGCGCGACTGGATGCCGTTGCTGAGGTCAGAGTTCAATGAAACGCCTTGACACGCTGAAAGATAAGCACCCCGGTTCTACTATTTGGGTGTTTGGTTCTGGTTCGTCTGTCGGCTACCTGTCGCCACGGTTCTTTGACGACAAGATTTGTATAGCAACGAATCTGATTGCAAACCACTTTGACCTGCGCTCGTACTACTTGTTTACCCAGTACCACTACAACGTGTTGGATAACTTAGCTAAGCCGGGAATGTTGGCTGCTGTGACGCATGACGTGTGTTCTTCTCAATGGCACCCGAATAAAGCTAACCTCCCTGGGCCTGGTTGTGTGAAGGATGACGGGCAGGTCATTTACAACTATTTGAGTGATGGTGCGCCGAAGGGTGACCGGTTTGACCCGTATAAGCACGCCAAGACTGATGAGATTGTGTTTGGGTCTTCGTCGATTCATGGGTCTATGCACTTGGCTGCTTGGTTGGGTGCGAGCAACATTGTTTTGGTGGGTGCTGACTGCGGGACGATTGATGGTGACGGCAGGGTGAAGGATTACCCGTCGGGTCATGCACCGTGGGCGTTGTATAACCAACACTTGTTGCGAATGAAGCAGTGGTTGAGGGAGAACTATTCGGTTGAGGTGTATTCGTTGAACCCGTTTGTGAACTTCAACCTTGAGGGTCACACGTTTGAGGGGGTCTGATGTTACCTAATCTAATCATTCCGGTGTTGAACCGTTACGACTTGTTGAAGCGGATGGTTTACAGCATCGACTACCCGATCAGGGATGTTTTAATTATTGACAACGGTGGTCAATGTAGTGACAGGTTGTTGAAGAAGCATCCTTTGATTGAGCGTGGTCACATTTTGCGTATGCCGTCGAATCTTGGCGTGGCTGCGTCTTGGAATCTTGGTATCAAACTGTTCCCGCACGATGATAGATGGTTTTTTGCCTCGAATGACATGTTTTATATGCCAGGTGCCCTTGAGAAGCTCTCAGAGGCCCGTAGACAGGACATAACCCTTTCCGATATGTTTCCCTTCTGGCACACGTTTGCGCTCGGTGAGGAGGTCGTCAGGCGCGTCGGTTTGTTCGACGAAGCACTTTACCCGGCGTATTTTGAAGATAACGACTATGAGCGTCGTGCAAAACACTTAGGGGTGGATATTCGGTCAGTTTCTATTCCTACTGGGCACGATAATTCGTCAACTATTGGAGCTGACCGTGGATTGCGTGAGAAAAACGCTGTCTCGTATCAGAACAATGCGATTTATTACAACAACAAGATGGCGCAGCGAAACTATTGTCAGGGCGCGTGGAGTTTGAAGCGTCGCAGGGATAACGCTTGGGATTCGCCACGATAGACTAGATGGGGAGGACTTATGGCGATCACTAACGGCTACACGAATTTAGAAACCATCAAGCTCAGCTTGTCTATCACTGACACTGTTGATGACACCTGGCTTGAGATTTGCGTCACTGCTGCATCACGCGCTATCGACAACTTTACTGAGCGTGTGTTCTACACGACTGAGGGTTCACGGGTTTACATTCCTTACGA